TATGTGAACAGGATTGGTCAGCTCACCGTGAGCGTGTTGCTCAACCGCTTTGCGAGAAAGGAGCATAGGACATGAGTGACATTCTGACAACTATCGCCGCCGTTGAATGGATTGTTGTGGGCTGTCTATTCCTCTGGCGACTGCGCCACTGGAACCGCCGCTTTTCGGAACTCTATGACGAGCTGCGAAAGGAGATCGACCATGAATAAGGAAGACGCTCACATTGTCATAGCGATGGCAAATCATAACATGAATGTCACCGATGTTGCCCGTGCTATTTTCGCACACAGAAATACCGTTCTCTATCACTTGGACAAGGTGAAGCGGCAGACCGGGTTAGACCCTCGGCGGTTTTATGATTTGGTCGAGCTGGTGAAGATGGCTCAGGAGGTGTTGGAAAATGGGTCTTGATATTACGGTCATGGAACGCAAAGATGTTCGCTGCCCTCATTGTGGTGAGGTCGTCAATACGGTAGATGTTGCCAGCACCGACAGCGGCGGTCGTGCGTGGTATGAGTTCTTGGAAAATATCGGGTACTGTGTTCCTTACGGCAAGCGTACCGAAGAAAAAGATTGGAACTGCTTGGACATGGTTCTTGACAACGAGCAGGCAAAGCAGCTTGCAGACTACGCCGTGAAGAAAGAAGTCTACAACTGGGATGGAGTGGAGAGCGTTGTAGCAACGGCACTTATGCACGAGAACAAGGTGGTTATCAACGCCAACTGGTAGTTAGGTGATAAAGGTGATAAAGGTGAGTGTTTTTGCAAAGACTTTTTTCAAATTGGCGTGTTTTGAAAAATTGTTTTTCGTATTTTAGGTGAGTTAGGTGAGTAATCGGGCATAAATGCCTATAACTCTCTCTTATACGCGCGTATATAGAAATAGTTATAGGGAAATGCACCCGATTACTCACCTTTATCACCTTGGCGACTTTGAAAGGAGAAAACGACTATGGCAGATGAAATTGTGAAAAAGCGAACTCGGCCTGATCGTAAGGAAGCCCTGAGCGTTCATACAGAACCGGGTGACAACAGAAAATATCTGGAACATTCGATGGTCATGCTGGACTGGCCTGATGTGAATGTGAGAGAGCCTGAACAGGTTAAAGAGCG